GGGTTGATTATGTTAAAGTGATTAGTTCTAGAAGCTTTGGTAGTTCAACTACTAAGTAATAACAATTAACCGAGGTAGGGTGTAAAAGCCCTACCTTTTTATAGGAGATAAAAACATGAGTATTCAAGGACCGATAAGTTCGTTCTCTGTTACTGCCGCAGCTTCCAATGCAACTATATATTCTGGTCCTGCTAGAATATTAGGTGTTTATTATATGAATGACGCTGCTACTGGCACGATTGTATTATATGATGATTCAACGGAAGTATTTAAAATACAAATACCAGACGGCTCTTCAACAGAAAATGCAAATTATATTGAGTTTCCAGGAGATGGAATTAGAGTTGATACAAGTTTAAAATATACATTTACATTAGTAAAATACGGGACGATCCTTTATCAAAAAGGATAGTTCTAATGAAATTACTGTTTTTTGTATTAAGTTTTATTTTAGTATTTGGGGTATTTAGCAGTGCTAAAGGAGCAGATACAAATACAGTAAGCTCAACGGTTGTTACAAATAACACCCCAAGCACGGCTAATGCACCAAGTGTTGTTGTAAACAATTCTGATATATGTAAGACTGCTGCAAGCACCGCAGTACAAACTCAAATTTTAGGTTTAGCAACTGGCGTAACAATTACAGACACAAACTGTGAACGTATAAAATTATCGCGCTCACTTTATTCGATGGGCATGAAGGTGGCCGCAGTGTCAACACTTTGTGCTGATCCAAGAGTATTTGACGCCATGTACATGGCAGGAACATATTGTCCTTATATGGGTGCTATTGGTGAAGAAGCTAAAGAAGGATGGGAAAACAATCCTGATTTAGTACCTGAAGGATCATTAATATATAAGAAAATAGAAATAGAACAAAAAGAAAAACAAACAACTGGATTAACTGATGGAGAAAAACTTGCGAAATTTATTTTATTTGGCATGGCTATGCATTCTGGCATCGTGGCCTTCTTCCCTTAGAGCAGAGTGCCCTATAACAGCAACAGGTTTATGTACACCTGGTGTGGAAGAAACTATTGTTATAGATGAAGTTGAAACAATTGAATATGAAGCTGATGGTTATACAGTAACCACAGATACTACAACCACTACCACAACAATTACTACTACTAATGAAAATTCATTAGATATCTTAGATGGAGACAATGATTATGTTACATCTAAATTTGAAGGTGACATGGATTTGGACTGGGGAGGCCAAGGTCCTGCCAACATGCCGTCTGGTAATAGTTGTTATAATTTAGGTGCTGATAAATGTGCACAAATAACCGGATCAGGTAATTCAACATCAACAATGGGCGTATCTGGAATGGGAACTACGTTTATTCAAACAGTTGATATATCAGAACTAGACATAGAAAATGGTGGTAGAACTAATTACACAATAAAAGTAGATAAACGTGATGCACAAGATCGTATCTACATGCATATTACAGGTAAAGATGGAAATACTTCTGTATTTAATGGAACAGATATATTATCAGAATCTGGCGTAGCAAGTGGTTTTCAAGAATATGAAGGAGGATTTGATTTTTCAGGAGGAATTACAACAATAATTGTAGAGGTAGGAGGTAGAGATATTAATCTTGCCATAGGACCCTTGTTCGATGACGTTAGAATTAACGTGCTCTATAACGTTGTCAATCAAATAGTTACAGAACATATACTTAGTGTTGAAATGTGGGTAGCATACGGCGGTAGTACAGAAACAGAAGTTATAGATATCGTAGAAAATATTTTTGAACATAATGATGTAATAGAAGATGCTACTGATGAAATGTATTTTGAACCAGAGTTTGATGAACCAGAAATAGAATTATCTTATGAAATAGTTGAAATGGAAATGGATTTTGAAATGGACTTTGATATGGAAATGGATTTTGAAATGCCTAACATTGATATGGAAGAAATAGAAGTAGCAGCCATAGAATATGAAATGGAAATAGAAATGGATCTTGAAATAGATTTACCTGAACCAGAAATAGAAGTAGCCGAAATTGAAATGGATTTACCTGAACCAGAAATAGAACCAGAAATAGAAATTGAGGTTGACACCGAACCAGAAATAGAAGAACCTATTGTTGAAGAAACTGAAACAGAACCAGAGGAGGTAACAAATGAACCTACTGAAGAAGATGTTGAAGAAACTCCAGAAGATGTGGCAGAAGAACCAGAGGTTGAAGAAAGCACATCAGAGGCTTCTGAGGATGAAGGAAGCGAAGAAGATATGGATAAAACAGAAGATAAGGCTGAGGACGAAGAGGTAAAAGAGCCAGAATCTAAAAAAGAAAAAGCTGCTAAAAAGATAGTAAAGAAGATGGGCGATAAAGGTAGATATGATTCAACAAATCAGTTAAAAACATTAATAGTCATGCAAGTGTTAGGTAATACTAGAACTTTTTTTGAATCACAAAAACAATTAAATGATAGAGAAGGGTTTTTTACAAACATGATTATACCAGACACGCAAATACCCAATAATAATATAGGGCAGTATTTGTTATTTGCTGGAAGTGAAGGACTTATAAATGAAATGATTGATAGCCAATGGCAGACGGATTTGGAGTAGTTATGGCAGAAATGGAGTTTGCAGGAATTAAATTTAAAGGCGGTAAAATTTTTGTTATTCTTACAGCACTTACAACTTTAGGTGGTGGTTTATGGGGAGGCTTTGAATTTTATAAAGACTACCTTAACATGAAAGAACAGATACAAAACTATGTAGCCCCTGACTTATCGGAGTTTGATAAAAACATTGCACTTACAAAAGAAGAGATGGAAAGCAAAACTGAACTACTTCAAACAGAAATTGAAATGCTTATGGGTGAAATGGAAATGATGATGCAAGAAATAAGACTAGTATCTGATGTAGCCAATGAACTTAAAAATGATTTAAGACAAGATGTTCGTAGAGTTGAATCTATTGTTAATGATGTTGAGCAACAAGTAAAAGAAGATTCTAGGGACAATGCAAAAGATCTTAAAGAAACTATTAATACCCTTGAAAATGACATGAAAAAATTAGAAGAGAAAATAAAACAATCACAAAAGGAGTTAGAGGAAAAAATAGAAAAGCGAATTAAAAGAGCTTTAGAAAATCCTCTTGGTGGATAATGGCAAATAAACAATATAAATGGTTTTTAACAAAAAGAAACAGGGCTATGTCAAAGAATAACCCTGTTGCAAAAGAACTATATACCCCTCAGTATAAATCAAAAGTTGTGGATAGTAAAAAAATATATGATAGAAAAGATGATAAAGATTTTTATAATCATATGAAAGAAGAACAAGAAATTTTAGATATTGGTATGAAAGAATCATTAAGACAAAAAGAGGAAAGAACAAAATAATGAAAATATCAGATAACACAGCAATTAGTATGCCTGTTAGAAATTTATTAGGATTAATAGCAGCAATAGCAGTAGGAATATTTGCTTATAGTGATTTGACTCAAAGAATTACAGAATTAGAAACTGCAAGACAATTAATGGAAGCAGATCTATTAAAAAAAGCTGAACAAACGCCTGTGGATATGGAACAGACAATGATTTTAGAATGGCTTGGCACAAAAAATGCTACGATGGAGGCTGAACTTGAATCAATGATGCATAATAAAGTAAATATTGAGTTTTTAAGAGAACAGGTAACGAAAATGCAGAAAGATGTGGAACTGCTCAAGGACAAAGTTAGAGCTAATGGAGTATCAGAATGAAAATTGTTGCTGTTATAATTTTATTTGTATTTGGAAATATGAATGACCAAGAAACACAAATGACACAATATATTCCTATGTCTAATGCAGGTGAATGTTTATATGAAAAAAGAATGTTAAAGAAAAATAAAGATTTTCCTAAAGATGCATTTTGTGGTCCTGCTTATGTAGAAATAAGTGAGGATGGAGAAGTGTTAAAATTATATAATGAGATACCAGACGGAGCTACATTGGTTAATGAAAAAATAACTAAAGAAGCTATGAAAGCTTGGACACTTAGAGCAAAGGAAAAATGGAACCAGTAACTCTAGCATATGTAATCTTTGGAACTTTATGGGTTATGGGAGCTGTAACTTATTTATAAAATATGGCTAAAATTACCACAAGAAACGACTACTTTACTCCTATTAAAAAAAGAACTTCAATTGGTCATTCGTCAAGGTCTAAACCTAAAAATAAACATAAAATAAAATCGTGGAAAAAATACAACCGACAAGGCAACAGATAATTGAGGATGTTAGACTTTGGTCTAAACATTTTTTAGAAGTTCCTAATCTTCATTTAGGTGGAGTACCCGCTTGTCCTTTTGCTAAAAAAGCTTGGCTAGATAAAAAGGTATGGGTAACTGTAAAACCTAAATATAGTCCCTATAAAAAAGAATTAAATAACTGTTTAAAAAATTTAGATTTTTCGATTTCAGAAATTCTTATATTTTGTGATCCTTATTTTAGTTATTCTCCTAATGAACTTCATATGGCTACTGAAGATTTTAATGAATGGTATAATAGAAAAAACTTCTATTTTATGAGTTTTCATCCTTCTAATCCTGCAACGGAAGAAGAACAAAGGTTTCTTGTTTCCCCAAATAAGGGTGTAAATGTATCAGGACCTGATTATAAATATTCTATGATGTTGGTACAAAAGTTCTCGCAATTACAAGAAGCTTCTGATAAATTGCACAAACAAGGTTATTATAAACAATGGCCTGACGAATACTATCAAGACGTTGTGGTATCTCGTGCTAATAAATACAAACAGATCAATGGAGGTCTATCATGATGGGTAAAAAGAAAACCGCTAAAATGAAAGGCGGAGGAAAAGTTAAAAAAACTGCTAAAATGCGAGGTGGCGGAAAAGTTAAGAAAATGAATATGGGTGGTCGTACAGGCGACATGATGTATTCAAGAGGTTATGGTGTTGATGAAAGATCAAAACGTATGCCTACTATGTTAATGGATCGTGGACCATCTGGAATGAAACGCGGTGGTCGTGTTGGTAACAAAAAACAAGGTTATAAAGATCGTAAAGATGAATCTATTGCAATGCGTATAAGAAAAAAACGTACGCCTAAACAATTAAAAGCAAGCAGAGATGAATCTTATGGTAAATTTGGTAGCGGTAAAGGTAAAGGTGTTATTAATAAACGTGGAGGCGGTATAGCAAAACGTGGCTTTGGTAAATCTGGTAAGTAATTTTAATGCCTTCATATGCTAGCACAGCTAACTTTGATCTTTCTATTGATGAAATAGTAGAAGAAGCTTTTGAACGATGCGGTTTACAGGATCGAACAGGGTACCAGTTAAAAACCGCACGTCGTTCATTAAATCTTTTATTAGCAGAATGGTCTAATAGAGGACTTAATCTTTGGACTATAAAAAAACAAACTGCTTCTTTAACAGCTAATACTACTAGTCTTTCTGGAACTGATTTATATGGTTCAGGAGCTAATGCTGCTTCTGAAATTGTAGATATTACGGATTTAGTTATAAGAGATGCTAATAACAATGAGTTTTCTACTACTCCTATTAGTCGTTCTACTTATTTAAATTATACAGTTAAAACAACAAGCGGAAGACCATCTCAATTTTATTTTGAAAAAACAATTAATCCTACTTTATACTTATACCCTGCAGCGGATCAAGCTTACACGGTTGTATTTTATGCTATGTTAAGAATGAAAGATTCTGGAGCTTATACTAATAATAATGAAGTTCCTTTTTCATTTTTACCCTGTCTTACAGCAGGTCTAGCATATTACTTAGCTTTAAAATATGCTCCTGATAGAACTCAAATTTTAAAATTAGTTTACGAAGAAGAATTTAAAAGAGCAGCAGATACCAATAGAGGAAATGTTAGCTCTCATTTTGTTCCTTATATAGGTGTTACAGCAGGGAGCTATTAATGGGAAGATATGCATCAGGTAAATTTGCATTAAGAATTTCTGATAGATCAGGAATGGCATTTCCTTATAATGAAATGGTGCAAGAATGGACGGGATCTTGGGTTCATGTTTCTGAATTTGAACCTAAGCAACCCCAATTAGACCCACAATATCATCCTACTGATCCTCAATCTTTACAACATCCTAGACCACAAATAGCTGATTCGAATGTTTATGTAGGTGATAATGCGGTTAGAAGAGCTACAGGAAATGTTGTTCTTTCTCCTAGTGGAAATGTTTTTGACGGAACAGGAGACGGTCAAGCTGTTAATTCTTTTCAAACTTTATTAGAACCAGTTACCAATTATTATGCTAACGGCGTTGCTTATGCAGATACTCAAAGAAGTATGATGCCTCTTAGTGTGCAACAACCTCAACAAAGGACACAGTTGTTATCTAGAGTTGGAAATGTTACAGTAAGCACATCATGACCGACTATTCAGATTTAAATGATAATGTAAGAAATTACACAGAAACAGATACTAATGTTTTATCTGATTCTATTATTCAACCTTTTATTAAATCTATAGAAGATCAAATAATGAGAACGGTAGATCTTAATTACTACCGTAAATATGATTATGCTACATTGACAGTAGGAAATCCTTTTGTGCCTCTTCCTAGTGATTGGCAGGCTACCCGGTACATACAAATTTATGATGCTTCTTCTAGTGATCCTGATAGAACTTTCTTGCTACAAAAAGATATTTCGTTTATGAATGAATACTGGCCAGATAGAACGGCGAATGCTACCCCCAAGTACTATGCTATGTGGGATCAAGATACGCACTACTTAGCGCCAACTCCCGATGCTGCTCTTACGGCAGAGATCGCATACACGTACAAGCCTGATGGTTTATCAAGTACACAAACATCTACTTGGTTAAGTCAAAACGCTCCCAACGTGCTTTTATATGGTTGTATTTTACAAGCTCTTGGATACTTGAAAGGTCCAGCAGATATGATACAATACTATGATAAAATGTTTAACGAGTCTGTGCAGGCTCTTGCCACATATGAGATGGGGCGCGACCGCAGAGACGAATTTCGAGATGGCGTTATTCGTATCCCTCTCGAGTCAAAGAACCCATAGGAGGTCAACATGGCAATAACTCAAGCTGTTTGTAACAGTTTTAAAGTGGAGATTCTGAAAGGCTTGCACAATTTTACGGCAACGACAGGGAACACTTTTAAATTAGCGCTTTACGATTCAGAAGCAACATTAAGTAAATCAACTACTGTATATGCAACAGCAGATGAAGTAGGAGCATCAGGAACATATGCTGCAGGAGGCGGAGCATTAACATCAGTAACACCAGTATTATCTGGCGATACCGCTGTTTGTGATTTTTCACCTGACTTATCGTTTACTAGTGCAACTATTTCGGCTCAAGCTGCAGTAATTTACAATTTTTCTACAGTATCAGGATTAACTACGAATGCTGCTGTTTGTGTTTTAGATTTTGGTGGAGTTAAATCTTCATCTGCTGGAACATTTACAATTACATTCCCTGCTGCTGAAGCAACTGCTGCAATCTTAAGAATAGCATAGGAGATAAGTTATGGCTTCCGTCCAAGGATGGGGCCGACAAGCCTGGGGCGATGGTAATTGGAATGAATTTGGTCCAATACCTGTTACAGGGATTGGCCTCACGGCATCTACTAACGATGTAACCGTTACTACCGATCAGGTTATTTCTGTCACTGGTATTGGATTAACATCTAATACAAAAACACCTACAGCAACTGGTATTGCTGAGGCAGTAATATCTGCTGGTGTGGTTGCAACATGGCAACCCATAGGTACGTATGTTGTTCAGTCCGATTTTATTTTTCCTATTACAGGAAATTCCGCAAGTAGTGCTGTTGGTACAACAAGTCAAAGTGTTGATATACGAGTTGGATGGAATAGGTCTACAAATTTAAATACAGGTGCACCTGTTGGTTGGGGCGATGAAGCATGGGGAGCTATAAGTAATTCTCCTAGCGCTACAGGAAATGGTTTAACATCGGGTGTAGGAAGTATAACCGCTACTACGGATCAAATAATATCTCCAACAGCCACAGGATTAACTACTTCTATTGGAACATATTCAATTACAGGAGACGCTGGAATAACTATTGTAGCAGCTTCTGAACCAGAATTAGATGCAACTACGGGATCAGTTGATATATCAATATCTCCAACAGTTGAACCTGCGGGTCAAGTAGCTACATCTGCTGTAGGGGATGTATTAACATCTATTTTTGTTACAGGAGTTTCTGCTACTGCTAGTGAAGGCGATGTAACTCAAGAAACAAGTTACATGGCTCCTAGCGAAGAAGCCACTACTTCTGTGGGTACTGTAAATATTCAAACAGATGTGGCCTTTACAATAACAGGAGTTTCTGCTACAAGTAGTACTGGAACATTAGGCGGGATCTTTTGGTCACAAGTCGATGATTCTAACAGTTCTCTGACTTGGAAAGAAGTCCATAAGGCTGCATAAAAGTTTTGACAAACTTTATAATAATCAATAAAACTTTATTAGGAGATTAAATGGCATCAACTTATTCAACAGGTCTAAGAATAGAGCTTCAAACTACAGGGGAGAATTCTGGCACTTGGGGGACTATTACCAATAACAATTTTTCTCAAGTATTTGAATTTGCTATTGCTGGAGTTTATGCGGTACCTGCTATTACGACTGGAACATCAACTACTTTAACAAATAGTGATGGACCACAGACTGCAGCTAATAATCAAGCAAGACAAAATACATTATTATTTAGTGGAACTGTATCGACAACTCATACTGTTCAATTCCCAGCTACTCAGAAGACATACGGACTTTACAATAATATTTCAGGCGGTGCAGACATATCTGCAAGGTTAGGGGCAACAGGTAATACTATTACCATTACTAATGGTAAATATCGTTTGGTTTCAACTGATGGAACAAATTGGTATGATATATTTTCTTTAGCTGGATTAGGCGAAGCATGGGTTGAAAAAGATAATTCAGATTCTCCTTACACTGCTTCTGCTGGTGACAATATTTTTGTAGATTGTTCTGCAGCGGTTGTTACAATTACTCTTCCTGCATCTCCGTCAATAGGGGATCAGGTCAAAATTATAGATGGCACAGGTAGTGCCGCTACTTATAACATTACAGTTGGTCGTAACTCTGAAAAAATTCAGGGTGCAGCATCAGATCTAACAATTAGCACTAACAATGCTGGGATAGCTCTGGTATATTACGATTCAACAAATGGGTGGAGGTTGAAATATAACGACTAATGGCTAACTTACAAGATTTAACAAATAGAAGTGAAGTAGGCGCAATTAAGCCTTGGACAAAAACAACTGCTCCAGCGGGATATTTATTATGTGATGGTGCGGCTATTTCAAGAACCGATTATGCAGATTTATTTGCTGTAATTTCTACAACATATGGGGCGGGAAATGGATCAACAACTTTTAATGTTCCAGATCTTCAAGGTAAATTGCCTCAAGGATATGAAAGTGGAAATTATGCTATGGCAGGAACTGGCGGTGCAAATACAGTTACAGTAGCTGTAACCAATAACCAAGCTGCTACTAACTCTATTACAAATAATCAATCTGTTACTGTAACAGGATCTATTGATAATACATCTTTAACTACGGCTCAATTAGCGGCTCATGCACACAATTCTTGGTGTAGAGTAAGTAGGGTAAATCCTATTGCAAATACTGGTACTTATCAATTTGAAAATGCAGGAACAAAAAGACAACCAAGTAGTTGTGAAGCCTTTGATCAAGTTCCAAATGTTGTGTGTATGGAACAAACAGGATCAGGAACAGGACATAATCACTCCCATACTTTATCAGGAACTTTAACGGGGACTGTAGCTGTGACGACTGCTTTAACAGGAGCTGTGACGGCAGCAGGAACTAATTCATTTTCACCTTATGTGGTGGTAAACTATATTATAAAACATTAGGAGATATTAATGGCAATAACACAAGTAACAATAGCAGTAGGAGAACATATAAAAATAAATAATCATGAATTTTTTAATTGGGCGGACAGAGGAAATGCAGCACCAGATCTTCCAACAGGTGTAGCTGAGTCTATTCATTATGTTGTGTGGAATAGTTTAGCAGGTCCAAATGAAGTTCAAAAATGTGATGCTAATCATAGTATGATTGGAAATACTGCTCTTACTTCTACCTCTGATATTGTACATGGCTCAACAACAGTTAATGATCTTTTGGTTTGGGCAGAAACTCGTTATTTACAAATAGAAGAAGCAAGAACTGCTTGGCGTGTTGCTGGTGGCGGAGACGCAGGTACGGAGTCTGAAGGTAAGAATTGGGCGGATTATGATCCTCATTCTTTATCTTTAGAGCAAGAGCCTAATAGAGGAACAAGTTAGAATAAACTTTTTTTTATTACCTTAAGTTTATAATGGGTTTGTTTTATAACATTATTATAATGCCTAATATGATATTCTAAGTCTTCTTTTGAAATTTTACTTTTTTTATATAAATTATCATAATTCTCTTCTAAAAAATGCACTGTATTTACAATTTTAAAATTTACCTTATGAATCATGGCTAAGGGGGTATTCGAAGCATTAATTTTTATCCAGTAAGTATTACTTTCTAAATCGTAAAGTGCTAATCCTAAAGCGGTAATAGGTCTTACGTGAGTGGGATCAGATAAATAATCATCATGTCTTGGATGTGGAACTATAATATCTATTTCAGCTTCATGACAACAAATCCTATATAGCTCTTTCATTATATTATTAAAAATATCTGGATTTTGACCAATATGCTCTAAAACATGAGAGAGCATAATATTAGATACTTCGTTATCTTTGAAAGGATAAGGAAAGGTTTCTAAATCATGAACATACTCTGGATTAAAAGTATCAAACTTATCTAAATTAGCATATCCATCTATTCTCTTATCACCAGAACCTAAATTAAGTTTCATCACTTTTCATTTGCATTATTAGAGAAAACCTTTTTGATTTATCATCAGAAGCCCAATTTAAAGGCGTATGCACAGTGTTTGCGTGCCAAATAACACCTCTATTTTCATTAAACCCAACATGAGTATTTAAATCACGATTTAAATAAAAACCGGTTCCCTTGTTTAAATTAGTATTTCCCTTAATATAAATTATTATTTGATAATCACACTCGTCACTTAAATCACAATGAGGAAGAGGCTCTACAGTAGCCAACATAGTATAAGAACAAAATCTTACTTTTAATTTTTTATTTAAAATTTTCTCACATTTTTTTCGTACAATTTTTATTATTTCTTCTTCTGCATCACATGAAAACCAAATATGTTTTACACCCTCTATCATGTTAGTTTGAGGAAAATAATTATACATATCTATTTTTTCGTATATTTTTTTAAAGATATCACTATCTAAAAAATTATCTTTTATAATTATATCAAAACCATTCATTATAAATTTTGTTCTTCTATTCTTTTTTGTTCTTTGTCATTAAAAGATATTGATTCTTCATCAACTTCTTCTTTTAAATTTTTACAAGGTCCGTCTTTATTAACATAATGAAAAAAAGCTTGATGATGCCAACTTCCATCCGGTTCGGTAAATACAGGTCTCCAATGTTGTATTTCTCTTCCTTTATATATTACTCCATCTCCTGATTCTATAACAAGAGGAGTCTCCCCCATACACAAAGGCCATTTATAATTTTTATTATTATATTTATATTTTAAAGTTAAAGACATACTTATTTCACAAGCTGGTCTATCTATGTGTCGTTTTAAATTAGCTCCTGATAAATATATTCTACTATAGCTATAAGTAGGATTTAACTTTAAATTAGATTCGTGTTCTATTCTTTTTTTAAAAAAATGAAGAAGTTCTCTATATAAAAAATATTTAGAAGACAGTAAGGAATAAGCTTCAGTTACTTGATCATCTATAAAAGCTCTGTCAAAAGAAGTAGATTGATTAATTTTTCGTAAAGAACTTGAAGTTATAAATTCTATAAAATCTTGAGACAGTAAATTTTTTATAGGTTTATATAAAGTTTTCATTTATTAATGAATCCAAGTAATTACAACATGTCTATCACCTTTAGTTACAGGTAATACTGCATGAGGAAAACAAAAATTACTAGGAAAAACAATGGCACTTCCTATTTTTTTTTCTAAAATATATTCTTTATTAAAAAAAGAAAAATTTCCTCCTTCATAGTCATCATTTAATAAAAAAGAAATACTAAGAACTCGAGGATGAAGATCAAAATGATCAATGTGTTCTTTATACTCTCCTTTATCAGATCCCCTATACAGTAAATGTTCATATCCTGTATCTTCGCATGATAAACCTGTATCAAAATGTGAACATTCTTCGCCATATTTTTTAAGTATTGTTCCTACAGCATTAAAAAAAATATTTTCAAATTTATTATTAAGAGGTTTTACCAAGCAATTTCTGTGTTTTGATACTTTACCTCCTGACAATGTTGCAGGATAAAATGTTAAATCTTTTTCTTTTATTATTTCTTCACATACCTCTAGAGGAATAATATCAGGATATAGTTTTATAAAATCTTTAAGTGTGTTCATTTAAAACTTTTTTTGTGCCAAAATAATTTTTTATATTTGTCAATAACCAAACTTGTTAAATTAAAAATAGTCTTTATATGTTTTTTTTCGTGATAATAACCTGACCATTTTTTCCAACTTTCTCTTTTAAAAGGAATAACCTGAACCATAGGCTCTCCTTTTTTTATTAAAAATTGTTTGTCTCTTTTTAATAAAATAAAAGGAAAATTAATTGTACTAATATACGTATCAGTATCCACTATTCCTTCAATTATTTTAAATCTATCCTCGTCATATCTATTCATAGGATGAACAAATAAACAACTATATCCAGGAGGAGTTTTTATTAACCATTTATTAATAAACTTTCCTGCGTGCTCCCCTGTCTTACTATGCCACTCTACTGGAAGTTGATTTTTATTATGATAATCATGCTCATTATGTGCTTGACTAGCAGGAGATATAGTAAAATCATTTTCTACAGGATCTATAATATAATCTTGATCAAAAGGAATTATATAGCCAGCCGTCATTGAATCTAAAAAAGGCATACATGTTTTAACAGTAGCTCTATGAAGATCCTTGTTAGTAAAACGCTCTAATTTTCTATAAGCATTTGGAATCATTCGTGAGGCAGGCTGAGGATGTGGCCATACATCTGCCATTTCTTTTTTTGTAGCACAAAAAATTATTTTTTTATCAATCATTTTTTCCTCCGCTGCGAACAAAACGGGGGGCAACGGCCTCAACTGGATTTAAAATATGAAAATTAAAAGATAAAGATCTTCTAGTATCACCTTTCTTTTTAGGTCTAAAAGGCATAACTTGATGTTGTTGTCTAGCTTCAAAAATAAAAAAATGACCTACCTCAGGATTAATCCATTGACATCCGTCCCCATTTATACAACAGAAAGCTAACTTACCATCTTTAAATTTATGAGGATGAAGAGTATCATTAATAAGTTCAGGAACTTTTAAAAATAAAACTGTAGAATATCCCGTTCCATCATGATGAATATGAGGAGGATTATATTCTCCCTCTTTCATATCATTTATCCAACAGCTAGTAATTTCTAATTTATAATCATGTTCTTTAAGAAGACGAAAGTATGCTAAACTATTTATATAATCGTTCATACACTCTACAATACTTTTATATATTTTAGTTTTTTGAAAAGTTTGTGTAAAATCTAATTCAGAACTTAACCGACCAGCTAGGCGATGGCCAAAAGTGTCTAATTTTTTTTTCTCTTCTTCATAGGTCAAATTTAATTGGTCTATTTCTTCACAAGGAAGATCATAAGCTTTAACTATTCTCCCATCAACCGAAGTATAATTGTTAAATTTTAATAAGCTCATCTACTATCTTCTTTGGTTCAATTTCTACACAATTAGGATATTCTGATTGCATGTTAATATTTTCTTTATACCCAAATCTTTCAGGTTGAGTTTTTCCCCACAATACAATACCTTTTGAATTATTAAAAGAACGATTTGAGCATATATGTTGAAGAGCACTATCTATACATATAAAATATTTACAATATTTAGCTAAAATCATAAAATGTTCTCTAGTCTTAAATAAAGGAGCTCCTCCTTTATCGTTAAAACAAGTCTCTCCTACATATTCTGGTTTTTCATTATCGTGCCCAAAAACAATAAAAAAGAAAGAAGGAAAAGCCTCTTGTAAAAGACTAATAAGGTCTTGACCATATTTATAATTTCTTCCCATGTTATCAAAATCATAAGCATCAGTTTGTACTCCTTGTCCCCCAGTAAATTGAAGTAAAATAAAATTATTTAATTTAGAAATATTAGGTAATAAAGTTTTTTCTACTGCAGGATTAATAGTATAATCAGGACGAAAATCCTCTACTGTTACTTCAAATAAATTAGCCCATTCTTCTACAATATGAGAGCTTTCTTTCAAAAAATTACTTTCATAAGGATCATGAAAAAAAAGATTATCATATTTATTAAAATAATTTCCTCCCTTAAATACTTCCACAAATGAATATTGAGAATCAGCTACTTCAGGACATGATTTAAATATCTCAGGGTAAGCAGAATTAATAAGTAATTTTTGGTGGTGTTTTTCAAATAAAGGTTTTAGTAAAGGAGTAAATTGTAAATGTTTTCCAACCCCTCCCTTAATACAATATAAATTAGGTTTTTGACCTTTTTTCATATACCAAATTTCCCAATAAATTTTTGATCTAAAACATCCAAAGGTTTTCCTTTATAAGACATATCTTTATGAATTTCCTTAGTAGTATATCGAGGCTCTAAATTTAAAGCTAAAGATATACGCAAGTCATCAGAAGTATTAGGAGTAACCGAGTGCATAACATCTCCATTAAAAACAACTACTGATCCTTCTTTAGCATTAATTTGTACATCATTTTGTTCCCAGTTTCCTTTTATTTTAATTTTACTTGCATAACGATCATGAAGAAATAAATTACCTGTGTTATCAGGAACTTTTACAAAATACACGCAAGAAAAAATAGTTCCATGAGTATGAGGAATAGCATAAGTATCTTTTTCATAAATATTTAACCATGAATGACATACAAATAATTCATCAGGCATATCCCAATTTTCTGATTTTATAACGGCTGGAAGCATATCATCTCTAATAATTTTAGCTACTTCCCCAATAGCTGGATAAATATGATGTGATCTCCAATCTGTTCTTTTTGCTTTTACATTACAAGCAGATGTACGTTGGTTAGAAAAGTTATGTTTATCTGTATTTAATTCTACAAGAGCAATGTCTTCTAATTTTTTTTTCCATTGTTTATGATTAGGCATATCAAATTGCCATATAGATTGGGTAAAAATATCTGTTTTAGTTATATTATAATGATTACTAGGTTTCATAATTTATCCAACTTTTTTTCTATCAAAATTACCTGATATTGATACTCTTTCAATCTCAGTATTATTTTGACTTGTAAAGTGAAAAACTTCACTAGGAAAAATTAATAACATTTTTTCTTTAGGTTTAATTATTTTTTCAATTATGCTACCATTCCAAAATAAAATAAATCTTAAACTACCTTGCTCTTCTATAAATTTAGGATAATAAACAAAAGAACACAGAGCGCCTGCATGGTTATGAAGACCTGTTTGTGCTTTGGGTGGTGTTTTATGAATCCATATTTCATCAAGATCTAATTCTATATTCATTATTTTTTCTACTTTTAAATGTATGTTTGTTTTAAGATCCTCTAACATAGGAGTATTAGGGTATTTAAAATCCTCAAAAAAAGTATGATCATTGTTATCATTTTTTCTAAGATGACTTTGATTTATTTCTTTCATAAGAGCATCTGAATCTAGATCTATATAATCTTCAAATACTTGAACTATTGCTAGTATATGACTTTGTATTTCCATTCTTTTTTCTTCCTCTTTCATAACATAAATTGGCTGTCAAGAAAACAATTTTAAAAAGTTATGTTGCTTTCACTTAAAATATGTTTAAATTAGATCTCACCCAAAAATTTAAATCACAGGAGATATTATGGAAAATCAAGAAGTATTGAAAGCTATAGCTGTCCTCGCTGACAAGGTGAGCCGCTACCACGAACGTTTATTAGCCTCAGAGCGAGATAATTTAAGACTACAAAAAACGCTATCAGAACACCTTAAAGGGTGTGGATGTCATGATACTTCTAGTGAAAAAATAATGTTAAACGGAAATGAAGCGGATGCTGAATGTGAAGCTTGTAGTGCTTAAGATTTCTTAACGGGTGCAATCATGTCAGCTAATTTCGGTGCAAAAATTTTAACATCTCTTCGTATGTCTTCTGCTTTAGTTGGTGTTTGAGTACTATCAATATCTTTTTTAACTTCTTCTTCTGATGAATATTCATAACCAGTTTTGGTATTGGTAATAGTAGTTTCGGATCGGCAGCTCATCTTTGGTATTTCTCTACCATCATCTAATTTAACTGTTCCTAGTTGTTTAGCTTCTTCTATAATTTTAGGCATTCATTCTCCTTTTTAATTCTAAATTAAAACTTAATACAATTCTGTCTTCGTTTGAATTATTTTTACCCACCTCGTGATTAAGCCATGATGGAAAAAAAATCAAGTCATTGGGTTTAGGATTCCAAGATACACGGCTACTTACATGTATACTTTCATCTGGTTTTTTAGGGGGCATTAATACCTCATTTTGAGGTCTAGGATCATGAAAAATTAAAGATCCGCTATTAGGAGGGACTTGTAAATAAAAGACGCCTGAGAGGTAATTAAATGGGTGATTGTGAAGACGATTGCTGCTTCCTGGACTATTAACCACAGCCCACATGCCTGTCATAGATGGAATCATATAATCTTCAACTGATAAATGATTTATTGCTTCTTGAGACAAATTAACAATTTCTGATTTTAATGTACTAAATTTTTCATCTTCATGAAGATAATCATGACTGTGCCATCCTCCTTCAGTGCTTTTTCCCTTAACAGTTTGAGGTTCTTTTTGTTGTAAAGATTTAATATCTTTTACAATATCTTCATATCCTGCTAAATTTATAGAAAAGACAGGGGTAATAAATAAAGAATGTAAGTCGATTACAGATCTCCTTTTGTTATTTCTAAAACACTCGCTGTTACATGAACTTGATTGGCAGCGTTTGCTTGAACATATAATATATCACTTTCTTCCAACACTAAGGGTTGTTCTAATAGTTCTACGGTTGTATTTGCTGAAATACTTTTTTGATTAAATAAAACAAAAGTCGCCGTAGCACTTGAGTCTAAATATTTTATATCCACTAAAGTTGTATTTGCTGAATCACTAGCTACTATAATAGATTTAACAAGACTTGTAGTAGGAAAAACAGGAGCTGTTCCTGTTACGCCTGGAGATGCTGTAGGCACAGTATAGACCGCACTTAAATCTGTATTGGTAACATCAAGAGAAGAATTTACAAAAGTATCAGCCAAGAAACCAGCTCCTTCCTGACGATTTATCTTCTATGTCTTGAGCATACGAAGTATTTAAAAATAAAATAATTTGATTAAGTAATCGTATCATTTGATCAAATTGACTTGGTTGATAATCTGGTGTTGCGTTTGGTAATCGTGTAATTGTTATTTTAGCCATTATTTTTTCTTCTTATGTTTTTGTGCAAAATTTCTAGCTGATTCCTCATTACGAAATCCCCATTTTTTAAGTGCTAAAGCTTTGCGAGTTGGTCTTCCTTTTTTATCTTTCATAGGACCTTTCATTCCTGCAAAACGTGCAGCAAAAGAAACTCTTCTTGGATTTGTTCCTTTAGCTACAGGAGGTTTTAAATTAGCTCCTTCTGTTTTTTTAAAATGAGCTCTTCCCGCCGCAGTTAAACCACCTGTTTTACTTTTATGTTCTTTTTTCATTATGCTTGGCTTCTTCTAATAGCTTTTGCAGTAGGTGCTCCTTTTGCCCCTTTCTTACGCATAGTTTTTCCAGCTTTTCTTTTTTGGGCTATGTTATACCATAATCCTTTTTTAGCTATTTTTCCCTCTTTAGTTTTGTGATACCCTTTTTTCATTATCTTCTCCCATCTGGTCTAAGTTGTAGTTTCATTGACCCTAATCTCCAATTAGTTTCATCTACTACATCGGTTACAAAATTTAATTTAACGGATCTTCCTCTTCCTCTTACATTAATTTTTTGAGTTGTGCTACTAACATTTCCTGAAGTAGTTTGACTTGTAGTAGATTGAGGATAATCTTCCAAAGTCATTGTAACTGTTAATTCTTTAGATAAATCTGTAAAATCAGGAACAAATTTACTAACCGACATAAAGTTATCTCCATCTGCAATTTCAATTGATCCTGTTGTTAAAGATGCTGCAATAGCAGTACCATTAGCTTGGTTATTTCCTACTTCATGATTATAAATATAAGAAGCTCCTACCGTCACTCCAATTGGTGTATCGGACACTCCCGTGCTAGTAGTAGCATTAGCTGTTAAACTAGCATTGTATTCAGTAGCAATAGGATTTTCATAAGTATAAGCTCCAAGATAAGTAGTTCTACCTAACGTCGTAGTATACCAAGTTCCCTCTAAATAGTTATAGACAACCAATCTATCTATTTGTGTTGCACTTGAACTTGGGTAATACCACATAATTTCATTAAACTCAGGGTTAACACCGCAAGCAATATCATTTTTGTTGGTATAACTTATGTCATCATACACATAATCTTGTACAGAACATGGCATTTTTTTAACAACCCCATCATACGTATAAAATGCATCATCACCCATCCAAAATGCTTGACCGTTTACATCAATAGCTGCATGTTGAGCTATTAAACCACAGTTAGCTCCTAGTTGTCGTTGACCAAAAGTAAAAGGTGTACCAACAAACTGGATGCCGTGTAGTGAAGTATCTGTCCATACTAAAATTTGACCTGTTGATCTTACAGCACCCACGATACGCGAACCATCAGCAATACGAAGTGATCCTGCTTCATTTTCTGCTGTAGGTGCAAATACTGTTAGACTTTCTCGATCAGCAAATCTAAAAAATAAATCATCTTGAGTAGCACTATTAGCTACTGTGGTGCATGTTCCAAATAAAAATAAATGTCTTGTATCAGCCGATACCAAATTAAAACGAGAAGCAACAGGTGCTGTTGCACCAAGACTCACAGCCCTTACACCTAACCCTGAGGAAGTATCCCATTTATAAGTTCCACCATTTAGTACTGTAGCTATTAAATCTTCTCCAAAATTATCTAAAGACCAGTTTCTTCCTGCAATAGTTACGCTAGAAGAAGATCTAGGTGTGTCCCATGTGCTTAATCCCCATGTTGCAACACCCCATCCATATCCATACGTAGATGCAGTTGGTCCAACATTAATTTGATAATTTGCTGTAACAGAACCACCACCAGCAGCCGTAGTTCCTGTAGCATTTGAGGGAAAAGTAATTGTGTAACTGTTTGCGTCTATAACTGTAGTTATTTCAAATTCATTATTAAATTCTAAACCATCTACAACATTGTTAGCACTACCATTATCAAAAGTAACAAAATCTCCTTCAATTGCTCCGTGAGCAGCATCTGTTACCGTTACTCCTGCTCCTCCTGAAGTTGTTTCAAAAGGATTAGTTAGAGAAGCAGTTTCACGGATAGGAGTAACATCATGAACAGATCCTTCTGAATATATGTACAGTTTTCTATCTGTTCCTAAAGCCAAGTACCTAGTGCCATTGAGACTTATCCACGCATGAGTGTCTCTTACTACCCCAATAATAGTTTCATTAGGATTAGGAAGATATTGCCATCCTTTCCACCTTTCTGGTTTTCCGTAGTGAAAACGCACTAATTGAGAATCAATGTAACGTCGATCATCTCCTGCTGCATAAGGAGAATCCTGTTTATCTACACCAGGTTGAAATTTTAAATCGGTTAATTGCATGGAATGACATACTAAATTATTTCTTGTTTTCTGGCAAGAATTGAGTTCCTACATTTCCTTTAAAGACATATGTTCCGTGATGATTAAGGCCACTTATTACATCGGCATATACACTTCCCCCAATTTTTTGCCATAACCTGCAAAAAGCATAATCCTCAGATAAGTATCTTTTTGTTTCTGGTTCAATCATTGTATCAAAAAAAGCATAGTTCCAATCAGAATTGTCATGATAATTAAATTGAGTATCATGAGGTTGATTAAGATGCTGATCAGATTTAAATTTAAGTTCAGGGTAAGATTTAGCCATTTTTTCAAATACTTGTCTTTTTATCAACATAAACCCTGTAGCACCGTCTATAGCTTCTATAAACCCACTTTTAACTTCAATTCTTTCAGGGTTTTTTACATTAAGATTATATTCCAAAGAAGCTGCGTGAAGTTCATCTAAATCAATATCAGGTTTTTCAATAACTCTTTTTTTTACTTTTCTCCAGTCAATAGCTTTACGAGGATAAATTCCTGCTACGACATCTTTATTAAAATCTAACATTCTAAAAATTGATTTTTCACTAAAACCAATATCAGCATCTATAAAAAGAAGATGTGTATAATTACCTGGATCATCCATAAATAATTGAACTAAAGTGTTCCGAGCTCGTGTTATTAAAGATTCATTTCCAATAGTTCCAAATTGTAATTGAATATTATGCTTAGGAGCTTCGTTTACTAAACGCAAACAACTTTTAAAATAATCAGCCGTTATCATTCCTCCATAACAAGGTGTTCCTATAAATACTTTAGTTTGTTCCATAACTTACCATTAAACCTTAATAAAATTAGCCATAATATAACGAGGAGTTGAATTTCCTGCAAACTGCAAAGGGCTGTGATATATTTTAGCATCAAAGAAAATAGCTCTATTTTCTTTAAATCCAACATGTGAGTTTAAAACTTGATTTCCTTCTTGCTCTATATAAAAACCTGTTCCATTATTTATTAAAGGATTTCCTAATAAATAAATTAAACAGTTAAAATCGCTTTCATCCTGATGAGGAACAGCGGGAGTGTTAGGAAAACTTAAAAGATAAGATGATTGCATGTATTTTATTGATGAAAAATTAAAATGTGTTTTTAATTGTTTAGTTACTTCTTGGACGACAGGAGCGTCTTCAGTTAATTCTACATGATGATAGTTGTGATCATAATTATTTATATGTTTAAAACTAGAAAATCTGTGTTTAAATTCTAAAGTTATAAGTTCCTTTTGTAAAGTTTGTATAAATTTAGAATCAAAAAAATTATCTTGAATGTGAATATGATTTTTCATTATTGTGTCGTATAACTTACTGTTAAATATTCTATTTTTTTTATCCACCCTTTAGGAATAGCAATAGCACCTCCTCCTGTAATATCATCTTTGTCTTTACTGTAAGATCTCATAATAACTATTTTTTTATCATTATTAACAACCATCCAACCTACTTCTTGGCACACGGCTAACGGTGCATTAATAACTTCTTTTATATCAAGCCAACCAGTTTCTGTATCACGGGCATCAACCCATGTTACACGGACCATTGGAGTTTTATTAATGTCCATTTTTGTTTTGTCTATATTTAAATGTTGCTACCATTCTCAATTCAATACAGGTTCTACTTACTTCTCTTGCACAATGAGGAATTTGACCATTAAACACAACTACCCTACCAGGTTTAGGTAATACTGAACATATTATTTCTGTCTTTGTTGGATCGGTGTAAATAGTTTCACCCGCATATGATATGTCCCAAACTTTATTTAAATAAAACATTATTGTGTAACAATGTTCAGGGTATGCACCGTCTTGATGCATATCATGAACTGTTCCATAAACATACCCACTAGCATAAGGTTTATCTAAAAAATGAGTATTTTTTAAATGAGATAATTTATCATTAAAAATATCATTTGCTTTATTTGATAAAATAATATCCCCTTTTGATTTCTTACCAATAGCTTTATAAAATTTTCTCCAGTCGGTGTTTACATTTCCTCCTATAAAACGCCAAGAGCTAGCATCTCGATAATGAAAATATAAAAAATCAATAGTTTTTTCGTCAAAAACATTATCAATAACTTCAATCATGGGGTCACTTTTTCTTATTATAAAATTCTTTTCTTCTAGCTGTTTCAGCGTTCCCTACTTGAGGATCTCCTTCTTTTTTTATTAATTGTAAATTAAAAGATACGGATCTTCTTTCTTCATTTTGTGTTCTAAAAGGATAAACACCATGTGCTAACCAATGAGGAAATAAAAATATATCTCCTACTTTAGGAGAGTGTTGAAATTTGTGACCACTAAATGTAGCAGCTTGACCATTAAACCAACATATATCACCTACTGTTGGGTAGTGATCTTCCTTTGCATATTCATCAGGTAAACTTGGTGGTACTCGTAAATAACATACACCAGATAATTGTCCCTCGTGTATATGAAAAGGATTAAAGTCTCCCGCCCATTGGCTCACGGCCCACATAGATTCAATAATCATTTGACCTACGAACTCAGGACTAATTGTTTCACTAGCAGGTGGAATAGAAAGATAAGATTTAACCATTTCACCCATTAAGTGAATCATTGGTTGAGCATCAGGTGAACCTAACCATTCAGGATCATATCTTGTTTCTTGTTTAACATTTCCTGCTAAATGAGGTGCATGATCAAATTTTTTTGCATATTCTTTATCTTCAAACATTTCTGAAGCTTTATCATCTAATAACTTAACTATACTATTAGGCATTTTACCTTTAACAATAGTAGGACCAAAAGGTCTAATAGCTTCAAATTGTAATACTTGGTCTTCTTTTTTCTCTTTCTTCGCCATACCTACCTTTCTTTACTATAAATATCTATTGTCATATAGCAATATTTTCCCTATAAATATATAAATAAATTGGCTTTTTCTTACAAGTCTTGCCTTCTTGCATTTTCAACAAAAAAACAGTTGCTATTAAAGGATTATGCATGATTGACGAAAAATTTTTAAAAACTATTCCTCAATACGGTATTGGCGGATTTGTTAAAAATATATTTAAAAAAGTAAAAGATACTGTTAAAAAAGTTGCTCCTATTGCAGGAGCTGGTATTGGTTTTTTAATTGGTGGTGCGGCAGGTGCCGGTATTGGATCAGGTATAGGAAGTTTAATAGCAGGAAAATCTCCTGAAGAAGCTCTTAAAGCAGCAGCTCTTGGATATGGTATAGGCTCTTTAGCAGGTGTAACTCCTGGTCTTAGAGGATTTGCTGGAAAAGGTATTGGAGGCAGGTTTGATATGGGAGATGAACATAACATTTTAAAGAAATTTTTTAAAGGTCCTCAAGAAATTGTTACAGCAGATACAAGTACTACAGCATCAGGAATGGATGAAGTAGCATACTTAAAATCTAAAAATGTAAACCCAGCAGTATTTACCGAAGGTAACAAGGAAACAAAACAACTAATTACTAACGCAATGATAAAGGATATAGGGGCAAAAGAAGTTGCGGCAACGGGCGGTAAAAAACTTTTAGGAGGTAATTTTGTAGGTAATGCATTAATGGCAGGTGCAGTTACATCTCCCTTGTTAACATATATGGCCGCTTCAAAAGAAGCAGAAGAATTTGTTCCTCCTGATCCAATGGCATTAAATCCATTATATTATCAAGACCCACAAGAATTTCAAATAGCAGGACAAGGAGTTAAACCTTATTACTATAAAGATTTACAAGATTATTACGGACTTCCTGCCGAAGATTTACCAACTGATTTTATTCGTACATCTGCTGAAGGCGGAATAATACAATTAGCTGATGGATCAGAAAAATATTTTCCACGAAAGAATGGCGAAATAAGTGGTCCAGGCACAGGCACAAGCGATGATATTCCTGCTATGTTAAGTGATGGGGAATTTGTATTTACAGCTAAAGCTGTAGAAAATGCAGGAGGAGGAAGTAGAAGAGAAGGCGCTAAAAAAATGTATGAAGTAATGAAAAATTTAGAAAAAGGTGGTACATTGTCCACGCAATCTAGAGGAGTAGCAGCATAATGGCAGTTGAAGAATATATTACAAGAGAAGCCCCCGATATAGAAGCCCGTAAACTTGGGTTAATGGATACGGCGAAAGCTCTTACAGAAAAAGGGTATACTCTTCCTGATTATATTCTTGCAGGTTTAACACAAGCTCAAAAAGATGCCATTGCATTACAAAAAGCAGGCATTGGTGCATACCAACCATTTTTAACTCAAGGACAACAAGCCGCAGCAACAGGGTTAGGTACAACAGGACAAGCTATTACTCAATTAGGCGGTATTACAGGGGCACCTACTCAAGCCCAGCTTGATGCTTACATGAACCCTTTCCAACAATCGGTTATTGATGCCACAATGTCTGAACTTAATAAACAAGGTCAATTAGCTCAATCACAATTAGCAACTCAAGCACAAGAAGCAGGAGCATTTGGTGGTTCGCGTTACGGAGTTCAACAAGCAGAACTTGGAGAAAATTTACAAGATGCACGAGCACGAGCTTTAGCTCAATTAAATTTACAAAATTTTGGTCAAGCTCAAGCAGGCGTTGCTAATCAAATGGAAAGACAACGATTAGCAGCATTAGGAATTGGATCTTTAGGTTTACAAGAAGCTCAACTTGGTCAAGCAATAGCAGGACTAGGTGCACAACAACAAGGTTTAGCTGCACAAGATGTGTCTAACCTTCTTGGTATTGGAGGATTAGAACAACAATTTGCACAACAACAAGAAGATATTAAACGACAAAATTTAGTACAAGGTATTATGCAACCATATCAACAATTAGGTTTTTACGGTGATATTTTACAAGGAGCACCAACTACTCAGCAAATGTTAAATATTTCTCAAACACCTTCTGTAAGCCCATTACAACAAGCAATTGGAACAGGTGTAGGAGCTATATCAGGAATAGCTGGTCTTAAAAAGTTAGGGGTAGTGTAATGGCAGTTTTAAATAGACAAATGTTTAGAAGACCTTCAGCATTACCACCTCTTCGTGGTCCGATGCCCGTGGTTCGTGAAACATACCCCGTAGTTAAAAGAGATAGTGGTTCTCCTAAAGAAGGAGAAATAGTAGATGATATTGAGTTTACAGATGAAATGTTTGAAGGAAGTCAATCTATAGAAGATAAAGCAGCGGGTTTTGGAAAAAAAGTAGTATCTGGGTTAGAAAAATTGTTAAGTAATCTTAAAGGTAGTAATTTTATAAATACTATTAATGAATTTGTAGACAAACCTACAGATCAATGGGGAGAAGGAAGTGATTATGTTTTGGATGAGGTTAATTGGAGCTTATTATATCCTGATGTACCTTATCCTTCTATACCAGAAGAACGAATAATTAGTACTAGTGGAAATGAATACCAAAAATTATTGCAAATAAAAGATCAATTAAGAAATGAAATGGAGAATTATGTAAATAGAGCTGAAGGTTCTGGCCCACACGGAGAAGACAAGATGAGAGAAACTTTACTCCAAGCTATACAAAATTTTTTATCACAACAACAACCAACTTCTTCTGTTGTAAGAGAAGGAGAACAAGCTTACGATCCTAATTATGGTTTAACAGATGAAGAAATTGAATTAATAAACTTACAAATTACAAGATCGGGAATGCCAGAAAACATATTGGAAGATGTTTTACGAGAAAAAGAATTTAGAAATGTAAACAAAGATGAATTAAGATTTAGACAAGCAGGATCTCCTCCAATGGGAGAACAAGTAAATGCTGAAAATGTAGGTATTATGGATGGCTTTAGTGAAGAACAAAGTGCTGCAATGATAGCAGAAGGAGAAGCTGCTAGACAACAAATAGATAGTTCTGAAACTTATGATGAGTTAATGCAATCTACTAGAGGTGATAATTTAAGTGAAGCTGATAGAAGAAAAGAATTAGCGGCTTATGTAGGGGAAGAAGATGCTGAAAAAACACCTGATAGTGTGTTAGCATTAATTCAACCAGTTATGCAAATGCTTAACACGGAAACGGCTAATGTTGGAATAGCTCAAGTAGAAGACGGAAGTTTAGAAATGCCTACAGAACCTGTTGGAATAGCCCAAGGAGGAATTGTAGGCTATGCAATGGGAGGAGCTGTACGCAAAATCCCAAAGTATGCTAGTGGCACTGGTTCTTCTGGTGTAAGTGTTGAAGAGGAACAAGGATTTGGTTTTGAAGCCTCAGATCCCTACCCTAATACAGTTGAATTTCTAATGGATCTTGTTACTCAAGATACAGATGCAGCATCTCCTTTACGAACTAAATATGATGCTAACTATAAATTATTTTCTGATATTTTAGGAGGAGATCCAGGAGCGGATAAAGACATGATGATAGGTGACATTCTTTCTACAGTTGTTGCACCGTTATCCATGGCTTATGCTCAAGGAGAACCTTTAGCTAATGTTTTAGGTCAAGGATCAAAAATGGTAGGAGAAAAAGCATTAGCCTATGATAAAATATCCAAAGAGAGAAAAGCAGCAATTAAAAATTTAGCTTTAACCCAAGCTCTTAAAAAAGCAGACGACCCATTAATAACAGTATATTTAAAAGATAATCCCGATACCCCTGATGTAGATGAAAGTTTAGTAGGTGTAAAACGTCTAACCTCTGAAGTAATAAAATATCCAGATTTATATACAGCAGAATCCGTAGGTAAAGTAACCGCAGATGTTGCAAAAGTAAAAAAAGAAACAAAACAAATAGAAATAAAAACAGCTATTGATGAAGTAGATTTAAAATATAAAGCAATTCTAAAAGATTTAGAAATTGAAGAAAAAGATGCATTAATTGATGGTGTCTATCTTAACAATAAGATTCAAGAAATAGTTTTAGCAAATAAACCAGAATTATTAGCTGCAGAATTACAAAGTATAAATTTATCTAATATAGAAAAAAGTATTACCAATGATACACTTCGACCAAAATTAGAAGCAGAATTAGATCAAGCTTTAATTAACATTGACATTGCAAAAGAAAATTTAAAACAAGAAATAGTTACAACTAAATATGCTGATAAACTAGAAGGTTTTAAAGGTGATAAACTAAAAGCTGAAATAGATCTACTTGTACAAGAAGAAGATTTTAATGATAATATGAATGTTCTTCTTCTTGAAGAAAAATCAGCAGAAATAGATAATCTTATTCTAACAAGTAAAAACCTTACTCTTGAAAATGAATACAAAGAATTAGAAAATAAATTTAAAGCAGAAACATATGATGAAGATGTTGCGGCTAAAATTTTAGAAAACACTCAAAAACGATTAGAAAACATTAACCTTAGTATACAAAATGAATATTTACCTGAGGAGAAAAAATTAGGCATTGATAAAATAAAAACAGATCTAGAATATGTTAAAGAACAAATTAATGGACAAATTATTAAAAATGAAAAAGGTGAAATTGAACTACAAGGTTATGAAAATAAACTTTGGTTAGATATGCAAAAACAAATGCTTGATATTGAAAAATTAGAGTATGATTTAGCCAACCCTGTTAAAGATTTAACTCAAGTTAAAGTGGAAGATACTTTTAGAAAAGAATTTAATGACTCTTCTATTGCGAAGAATACGGAGGAAAGATATATGTTTATGGGATCTCTTATTGATAATGCTAACTTAAATACAGGTCCGGGTGATATAAGCTTTATTTTCCAATACATGAAGATGCTTGATCCACGATCCGTTGTTCGTGAAGGAGAGTTTGCAACGGCAGCTAGTGCTGGTGGTGTTCCTGCAAGTGTATGGAAAATTTACAATAGTTTATTAGAAGGAGATCTATTAGCTCCATCCGTTAAAGGTCAATTCTTAGAAGCGGCTTACGGTATGTTTAATGCTCAGAAATCATTATATGATGATCAGTATGAGATTTTTAAAGATATTGCTACTGAGAGAGGCTTTAATGTAGATAGTGCTGTTCCTTATTTTCCTTTTGATCAAAACCTTCTTACAAGATGGGAGAAAATGTTTACGCTAGCTCAACCTTCTAATGTTGGTAGTGATACTAATAGTACAACAGGTAAAAAAATGAAAAAAGTTTGGTCTTCAGAAGCAAATAATGGTGAAGGTGGCTTCATAATGAAGCCGGTTGAGGAGTGATATGGTTGAAACAATAGAATTTAGTACAACAGCGCAAATAACCGATCTTCCTAAAGAAGTAAGAAAAAAATATATTTACGAAAAGTTAGGTATTTTAGATCAAGAAAGTATTAATGATTTAAATTACATGAGAGAAAATGCGGCTTACCCCGCTCCACTAGAACCTTTAGCGCCAGGAGAATTTAATGATTGGGTTTCAATGATAACTTCACTACCTTTTGCTAACTTTGACGGAGTTGATATAGAAACTTTTGCTATAATGTATATTGCACAGGAAAAAGTAGGAAATCTAGTATCAAGTAAAGAATTACAAAAAGAAATGGCCGCTTTAGCAGGAGGAGTTATTTTACCGAGTTTAGTACCTGGACTTGGACAAACTACGGCATATCCTCGATTAGCATTGTATTTATCTAAATATCCTGCACGAGCAAAAATGATAGCCGCATTTATAGGCGGTATGGCAGGGTCTGGTCCTTTTACAGAAGGACAATTAAGTGATAGAGCTCTAGAAGCGATGGGATACGGAGCTATTGAAGCTACAGGGGAAGGTATATTTCAAGTGTTAGCAAAAGTATTTCCTTTCTTTAAAAATTTAGCTCAAGGTAACAAAAGAGAAAAAATTGTAAAAGGGGCAGAGGAAGCTCAAGAACTTATTACAAAAGAAGGAGGAACTTTAACAGCGGCTAAAATAACGGATGATCCCACTATTGAATTTTTTGAAAGTGTAGCGGAAGGATCTTTTTTAGGAGGAGGAGCTATACGACAAACAGGAAAAGAAACAATTTCTAAAACACAAGAAGCATTAGGAAGAATTTTTACTAAAACTTTTCTTGAGTCTCAAGATAAAAATGCTCTTGAATTTGAAACTAACATTATACGACAATTTATTAATAAAGTGTCACAAAAAGACATGGATGCTGTTATTAAAAGTTTTTTAACAAATGGAAATAAATTTTATGAGACAGCAGTAAACAAAGCTTATAAAGACATGGATGTTGCCGTAAGTAAGGCTTTAGGTAAAAAAAATATTATTGACATTAGTAAACTTAAAAAAATATTAAAAAGATCTATAAAAATAAATGCTGGAGACATAGGAGATGTTGCAGTTAAAGATTTAATAAGATATGTAGATGGTTTAGCTGATAAAGTTGATTTTCAAACAGCTAAAGCTATTCGATCTCATTTTTTATCTAAAACAGGGGCTTTTGCTACAAGTAGTGGAACTGCTCCTAAATGGGTAAATAAAATTGCTGGAACTTTAGCTAATGCTACAAGTGTATCAATGAAAGATAGTTTAAATGCTGCGGTAAAAGCTAGTAAACTTTCTAAAGAGGAAGCACAAAATATTTTAAAATTATATAAATCAGCAAATGCTGTTTTTAAACAAGGAAAACAAACTTTTAATACTAAAATTGTTTTGCAAGCTCTTGATGAGAACCTAACTAAACAAGGGGTTGATAATTCAACTAAAATTTTTGATAATTTTTTTGCTTCAGGGAAAAAAGGTCGTGTTAGATTTTTTTATGATCTTTTAGACGATGCTGTTAAAAATAAAGTTATTACCAAAGAAGCTGCTCAAAAAATAGTTGGAGATATTCAAGGTGCATTTATTGTAAAAGGATTAAAAGCAGGAGGTACATTTGATCCTACCACCAATACACTTAATGCCAATTTATTTAGAAAATTTATGGCTGGATGGGAAGGAGCAGGAAAAGATGTTATTGAGGAAGTATTTAAAGATAATTATAAGCTTGGAATTAATGGAAAACAAATATTAAGAAATTTTGAAAAATATGCAAAAGCCTTAGAACTCGCTCAAAGTCGAGGAATAGAAGGAAGTAAAGGAAAACTTTTTATTGCTTTAAGTCAATTCTCAGCGGCAGGATCTATTCTAACTCTTGATTTTTTAGGGGGAGGAGGAATTGAAACTACAGGTGCATTAGGGGCACTTGCTATTTTAGGTGGACCAGCAGCACTAGCAAAGGCATTTTCTAGGCCTAGTTTTGTTAATGGTTTATTAAAAGTAACTAAAGGAGAACCTGGAACAAGTGTATACGGAAGAGGAGTTGTACAAGTTATTACAAGTTTAGCTAAAAATGGTTTAATTGATCCCATACTAGCTAAAGATCATCTTCAAGAAGGAGTAAACCAAGAAATAATAAAAGATTGGCAATTTGATAGCTATTTAAAAGAATTAGATTTAAAGGGAAATGAAGACATACCAGAAAATAATCTTCCTGAAGGAAATCAACTTTTAAATAATCTTGCTGAAAGTATGATATTTGATGAAACAAAAGAGGCTATGCCTACTACTCAAGACTTTGAAGACTCAGCCGAATTTGAAACAGAAATAAATATTCCTGAAGCTAACACCGAAGTAATGGAAAAAGAAATAATAACACCAGTATCTGCTGCTACTCCTTTTCCAGGACCAGCAGGAATGAATGTTAATCCTGAAACATTAGAAAAATTAGAACAAGTTGAACTACCATTATTTGAAGCAAATCACGGTGGTATAGCAGCACTTTTTAAAGCAAGAAAACCTAAACAAATGGTAGTGTAATGTCTAAAGATGATTTTAGAGGAGGGACTTCAAGAACAAGAACAGAAGCAAGCACAGCTCGAAAAAAAGCTATATCTCAAATAAAAGATCCACGAGAAAAAGCTATTGCTACTGCTGCTACAAAATCAAAAAGTGATAGAATTAAAGACATTGAACAAGGTGTAGGAAGTCTTGATCGAAGAATTAACAAAGCAATAAAAGGTGGCGATACATCTTTAGCTAAAGATTTAAGGTCACGAGAAAATAAACTTACAACAAAGTTAGGAATTGAACGAGCTCTTCAATTAGACGGAGGAGTAGTTAGAAGTAAAGACGGAAAAATTATACGTACTTCAACAGGACAACCTATCTTAACAAGTAAAGGAAGAACAATTTTTGATCAAACAAAAGACCAAGACTTTATAGATCCAACAAGAAGACTTAAAAATTTATATCCTAAGGAATTTGGTAAAATGTACCCTATTCAAACAGGGTTAGAAAGAGGAATAAAATTGTTAATGAAAGATTTTAAAAAAAGAAACATTCCTTATTCTAATCCATTAATGCCAGCACAAAGATATCCTCTTCAAAATATTGATCCATTTGCTGGTAAAAGTTTTGATCCAAATGTTGGTCGTTACTACTCGGGTCAAAAATTTTACCCTTCAAAGGAAGATTATTTTTATGAGACTGATACTTTGGAAAATGTAGATGATACTAACATTGAAGTAATTAAAGAAACAAAAAATAAAAATAAATCTACAGATACTTTACAAAATATTTATGAAGAAAAAATATTTAGAGATGCTCTTGTTAATCCTCAAAATGTTAGGGCTCTTCCCCCTAATTTTGAAAACACTCTTAATCGCTTAACCAACATTAATGCTCTTACTAGTGGAGATTACTTAAAAGCAAAACAACTTTTAGATAATTTTCAATACATTTCTCCGACAGACTTATCATCTGGAATTGTAAATTCTCTTCCTTCTACTTTTGAAGTAGCTGAAAACACTTTTTTTGCCCCCACAATTAGTGATACATTACAAAGCTTAAGTGATAACAAAGGATTTGATGTAAATGTTCAAAATCCTGGAATTACATATTCAAAAGACTTTTTAGGAGGAACAATAGAAGCAGGTATAAGTGGTATAGGAACAGATGAACCTAAAGCTGGCTTGTTTTATAATAAGGTAATTTAATGGAAACAAATCTTAAAAATATTATTTGGCTTGGGTTAATTTTAGTAACAGCCGGAGTAACTTATGGCATGATGTCCCAACGATTAGAAGCAGTTGAATCAAAACAAAACCAATTAGAAATGATAATACTCCAAGACATACCAGAAATAAAAGAACGAGTGATACGCCTTGAAGTATTATTGGAACAAGCATTAGAAAATTAAGTTTTATTTTCATATCTTTTATTTAAAATATTTTTTATTCTATCCCAATCTTTTCTATCTTTCCATTGTTTCGGTGTTATAGGGTCGCGTAACGCGACCCTATCAAGTTCAATAGATCTTATAATTAATTTTTCATGTAAAGTTTTTTTCATTATTTATTAAACTGCATAAACAGTTTTTAATAATTTAATTTCTTGATCCGTTTTGTTGCATCTCATACCATTCCACGAATCAAAACTCCAACCATCTTCTAAGTTTGAAATGTCATAAACATTAACAGTAAAAACATGGCCTTTTAATTTAAAGAGATGTTTCCAATCTCTTTTACATTGCCTAGCTGCTTTAACAGCAACCTTGCCTATTTCATCATCTTGATACCAAGATGAGCCACCACCTATTAAAATGATGCCAAGATAAAATTTTTGTTTTTTGTTTTCTTTATTCATATATTTTCCTTTCTTTAATTTAAGTAACTTTGGTTTACAAAATATTGTAAAGTACAATAATGTTTATCATCTCTATGATCTAAAATTATTGCAAATTTATCAAATTTTCTAAAACTAATTACTTCTTCTCTTGCACTTTTCCATTCAGGATGTTTTTCAATATTATCATAGCCTGGAAATTCATCTGTCTTAGGATCTCTAAAGCTATCTAATGTATTCATATAATGTTTAGTATCACTATCAATAAAACCATCCATTAATTTTTTTGGAACTTTATCAAATGAAACATTTTCTTTGATAACTGTTTCATATTCATCCATCATAATTTCTCCTTTCTTTAATATAATATTATATTATACTATATAATACTTAAAGTCAAGAAAAATTTTAAGTCGCTTCTCCCCATGATTTTCCAATATCGCAATCAACCTTACTTGGAACAGATAATTCAATTGCATTTTCCATTGTAGAAATAATTTTATTTTTTATTTCTTCCGACCCATCAAAACTTAAAGTTAGTTCATCATGAATTTGTATCAATGGTGTTAAACCTTCATTATATAAATTAATCATTGCTTGCTTTGTTTGATCCGCAGCAGATCCTTGTATTAATCTGTTTAAAGCTTTATATGTTCCTGCTCTTTTTAAATGATGATGTTTACCATATTTTAATTTAGCTTGATCTAAAGGTAATGCTTTAAATACCCCAAAGGTAGTTGGTTCCCATAATTCAAAACGACATTTTCTTCCCCTCAATGTTGAAACATATCCTTCGCTGTTAGCATATGTAGAAACTCTTGTTGCTAAATCTTTAATAAAAGGAACTTTATTATTGTATTGAGATAAAATTTCTTTTGCTATCTCTACTTTTACTTGTAACTCATTAGATAATTTATTAACTCCCATTCCGTAAAATAATCCTAAATTAATTGTTTTAGCTTGATCTCTTTCAATAGCAGCAATTTCCGATACAATATTATGAAAATCAGCATCAGAATTTTTTTGATATTCATCTACAATTGTTTGAGCTCCTTCACATCCAAGTTTAAAAGCATAATGAGACGCGATCCGTGGTTCTTGTTGGGAATAATCAAAACTTCCCCAGGTTTCTCCTTCTTCAGGTAAAAATAATCCTCTAATTTGTTTTTTAATTTCTTTATTTCTAGCAGGTAATTGTTGTAAATTTGGATTTGAATAACTTAATCGTCCAGAAACTGTTCCCGCTTCGCCGTCACGCATTTGATGAATACTTGCATGAATTCTACCTGTTTCTCCATGTTTTAAAATAGTATCAATAAAAGTAGATTGAACTTTATTGTATTCTCTAGCACTTTGTATTTGTTGAGCAATAGGATGAGAATGATGTAATAAAAAATCTTTGGTAAAACTTGGGGCATTTGTTTTTTCTGTGCGTGGATATTTTATTTTAAGTTTATCAAAAACTTGTGCCACACTTGCTGCAGCCCAAACATCAACTGCAATACCCGTTTTTGCCAATATACCATCTAGTATTTTTTTCTCTGTACTTTTAAAAGTTTTTTTATAACGTCTTGCTTTTTCAACATCTACTCTTACTCCTTTTTTAATCATATTAAATATAACAGGAATTAATTCCATTTCTAATTTATAAACAGTTGTTAAACTTTCTTTTTCTATAATGGGTCTCATGTGTTGAAATAAACGTAAAGTTAAATCAGCATCTTGTTCTGCATATGAGCCTACAAAAATAGCAGGTAATTTGTACATTTCATTTTTGGGATCTACCCCAAATTCAATAGCAGCTTGTTTTAATAAATTTTCAGATTTATATTCATTCAACATATCTTTTCCCACAGCATTTAAAGCATAAGAAAATTTATTTTCATTAATAATAGGGGCCATAATCATTGTGTCAACAATAGGTCCTTTAACTTCTATTCCCTCAGCATAAAGCCAACCTAAATCATAAATAGCATTGTGAGCCACTTTAATAGCATCTGTTTGCATTAATTTTTTAAACCAGTTAAGAACTCTTTTTCTATCCCAATTAAAACCATTTTCATGACGAATAGGGTAGTAACCTTTCCATCCTTCTACCGCTACTGCTATACCTATTATATGGCCATTTTTAGTAGTCCATCCTGGACCTGTTGATTTTAATCCTGGATCATATGTTTCTAAATCAAAAGCAATAACTTTTGCATCAAAAATATTAGGTAACTCATGAGGAGGAATCCATTCAGATTGTGTAAAACTAAAATTGTGCTGCATTATTTACTCCTATTTTTTTTCATTTTCTCGTGTGATTTTTTTACCCATTTAGGATCAAAACCCCATTCTTTAACTAAATATTTAGCTACTCTTTTATCATTTTTTTCTAACCATTTTTCTAATTTTTTTACTTCCTCTTTCTTCATTAAATTCTATATCCTTGATGTGTTTGTGCTTCCACCATATATAAATTTTCTTTCGTTCTTGTAACTGCCACATAAAACACACGATGTTCATCATCAGGATTTTTAGTATAAGATTTATAAACTATTCTTCCTAAATCTAAAAGAATTACTACATTATCGCATTCCCCACCTTTTGCTTGATGGATAGTAGAAACGCGAATACGCGGTTCGCCTTTAATATTTTCCCCAACTTGTTCTAATCTTCTCAGATATACAATATCAAAATCTGAAATGTTATCTAAGACATCATACCATTTACCGTCAGAGAGTAATCCGTGATTGTTTTTTAAATCTTGTAATGTAAATAATGATTCTTCAGTTTCACCTTTAAAAGTTTTTCCTCCCCTCTTTATTCCTTTTCCATTTTTATTTATTTCTGATTTAATTTTATTATATAAATTTTTTACATCTAATAAAGAAGCTGTTTCACCTTTCTTTAAACGTTGCCATGTTTCAATAGCATCTAAAGTAGACGGAGGAACAGGACGATGATCCCCTCTTCCATACCAATATCCCCTTTCTTTTAAAAAATCTTCAATCATTTCGTTTCTAATTTTTTTAGTTCTTCCTAAGAGCAGCCAATTACCTGTTGATAAATCAATGTGTTTTAAATGAGCTACCCTTATTACTTTTCCTTCTGTATTTTTGGGCTCCCAATTTTTAGATCTCCTATTTTGAATTCGTGTAATAATATAATTAGCTAATCGATAAATTCTTTTTGGACAACGATAAGATTTATCTAATACTGTTACATTACCTTTTAAGTTAATAAATTTATCTACATCAGCACCAGACCATCTAAAAATAGCCTGATCATCATCTCCGGCAATATATGTTTCTTTACTATTCTTTATTAATTTATCCACCATATTATATTGAATGCGTGGCATGTCTTGAGCTTCGTCAATAAAAAGCACATCAAACTGTGTTAAAAATGTGTCATTTGTGTAATTAATGATCATATCACTAAAATCAAATAACTTATTTTGTTCTTTGTATTCTTCAATACATCTATTTAAATAATCTAGTTTAGACCAATTAATTGTATGATCCCCATAATTCCAAGCATCTTTTAAAGGAATATTTTTAAGCCTAGATAAATTTATTAAATTTACATAAACATGATTAGAGTTAGAATAAATTGAATCATCATTTGTATCAAAAACTAAATCAAACCCAATTATTTTAGATAACTCCTTCCAATGTTTACTTTTCATCAAACTATTTTCTTTCATCGGAAGATGTTTATAAGCAAAACTATGTAAAGTTCTAAAATGAATTAAATCATCTTTACTAGCCTGAAATTTTTCTCTTGCTCTGTCTCGAGCTTCGTATGCAGCTTTTTTGGAAAAAGAAAAAAAACCTATCTTGTCCCAAGAAATTCCCTGCTCTTTTTTTTGATGACAAATATTTAAAAGAGTTGTTGTTTTTCCTGTTCCTGGAGGTCCTAAAATAATATTGATCAAAATGGTATTTCCTCTTCATCGTCCCCTCCTAATACTGTTTTTTCTTTTGAAGGTTCATCATTGCTTTTTAACACAGATGGAGTTGAAATTTCCTCTTCTGATTTTTCAAAAGCAGGTATGACCCATGCACGAGTTTGTACTTTTCTTACTGATACTAACACACTCATCCCGCCTATTTCTTTTAATCTTTGAACAATCCATACTCTTTGAACTTTAAAATTTTTATTATTTTCTAACCATTTTGAAAGATCTACTAATCGTAGATAAGTAGGAACTGCTTCAAATTCTTTTTTCTTTCGTGTAAATGTTTTTTTACTGTCATAATCCGTAAAAGCTTTTTGCATTTCTAATTCATCCATTTTAAAAGCCTCTCCTCTTCCTAAACAAAATTCTTTTAAATAATCTAAAAATTCTCCTACCTTGGATACATCAGCGGGAACTTCATCTATTTTTATACTCTCAAATAATTGAGCCACTATTTCTTCCCAATCACTAGCTTTAACTCTGGGAACATATATTTTTAATTGTTCTCCAATTACTTTTCGTAATAAAGAATGATTATATAAAACTCCTAAATCATTAAATTCTACTCTTTCATTCCCTACATTCAAAAACCAAATAGGGGGAACAGTTCCCAAACACGATAACTCACTATAAGTAGGGTGATCAATTGATGATTGTCCTATTCCATATTTTCTCATTTTACATAAAGATTTTTGACAAACAGAAACAATGGGTTGATCATTGCAGCGGTAAGAATATTTAAGAGAACCATCGGTTTTATTAGATCTTACTTGTTTTTGTAAAACTGTAACTTCATTTGCATTTAAGGGAGGGTCCATATATTCTCGGTTATAACTTTCCATTAGACTTTCCCAATTATCTGGATTAGATTTTCTATAAAAAATTCCTATGTTAAATAAACCATTATTTCTTGTTCCTGCCGGAAATCCTTGTGTAGTTAAAATTTGAAGACATGGTGGTCCTTCTGGTATTCTTTCTTGTTTTATCTTAATTGTTATTTTACTAATATCTTTACATGCATACTTCTCATATAAAGAAAAAAATTCGTCAAGAGAAGCTCCCTCTCCGTTATCAAGATACGCCCAACGCGTTTCACCATGATAAGGTAAATTTAACCAAGATCCTGTGTCTTTCTCATTGGCTAATTGAGTTTGTTTAGGAAAAACTTCTGCATTTGCGTAACCTAAGTAAGAAGAAATTTCTTTAAGTTTTTGTTGAAATAAATTTGCTGATTGAGGAATTAATGAAAAAAGAAAAATATGTGCTCCAAAAGATTTAGATGAACACATTATTAATGGCAGCTTATACTTTCTTATTTTTGATAATATTTTCTTATGATCAAGAGGATATTCATCAATATCAATACACCCCCAAAAACATGTTGCATCATCCCGAATAGGAACAATTCCTAAAGCAGGTTCTTTTCCATCCAAATGATCCTGATACATTTGTAAAGTAGGAGGTTCATGCTTGGTAAACATTTTACCGTCTCTTTTTCCATTAACTTTTATATCAGTATACCGATACTCGCCGTGAGCTCTTTCAAGCCCTTTAAATATATTTTTAAACTTTTCTACTTTCATACATATAAATAATAAATAGAGGGCGAACTATCGGAAGGTTATTCGCCCTCTAACTTGATAAAAAGGATTAAGATCCTAAAACAACACTATCCGCATTTGGGGTAATGTCTTTCAAATCTCCTTCATCATTATCATTTAATGCTTCTGGTGCTGGATCAACAGATCCAGAACTAACAAGCTCATGAAAATGTTTAGCTTCCTCCACAATTTGAGCTGGAGATTTTAAATCATTAACTGATTTATCTAGTGTTATTTTCCAACCCCACCAGTCATTCTTTTTATTTGCTTCTTGTACACCTTCCATTTTGTATACATTCGCAAACATAGGTAATGTTACTAATGACCCATTTGCATTTGGAATTTTTTGATTCATCATCATAGTATTCCAATAACGGGATTTTTTGTATTGAGTTTTCTGCATAATAATTTGACATCTTTCGTAGCTGCCATCATCATTCAATCGTAAAACAAAATACTCAGCCGTTCTTACAATGTAAGTAGGGCTTACTGCACCATTAATCATGTAATGGTCTTCGCCGTCCGCTCCACGCGTTAATGGTGGGCAATCTTCCGGCTTATATATTTTTACAGGTGCTCCTGTTCCCTCACCAAGTGGAGACCATTCAACACATCGTACTCTAAATGCACAAGGCACTACAAGAATAGATTTGTAAAAATCTTTAGTCACAGAGTTAAATATATTTCCTTGATCAAGTCCTTCTACAAACTTGGCATTTGATTTTTTTACCTCTGGAGTTTGAGAACTAGCAATTTTTAAAAATGGAATTGCCATTTCTTGAGCATTAACATTTTCAAAACCAACACCAGCGTGGCTTGAAAAGTCAATAACTTTAGTCGATACTTCGCTTTTCTTTTTTTTCGCTACATCATTCATCGTTATTTTCCTCGTTTAATTTTTACTTTGTACCCCATAAACACACCAAATGTTTCTGTAGGTACGTCTTTGCCTGTTTTTATTTGTTCACCTAAAAAGGCATTCAAGGTCATAGGCTCGACCTTGCGTTTCTGGTCAGGGACTAAACCATTTTGCTCTAAATCTTCTATTAATCTAGATGCATTATCATTTTCTCCCTTTCCAAACCTTACTGACACAATATTTTTTATTAAATCTCCATGGCCATTTTCTTCTAGCCATCCAAAAGCCTCAGCTTCTTTATCTTTAGAGATAGAGCCTTTATAAAATTCTTTATAACTAACTGCATCTCCATTGGTCAGTTTAATTTCTTTAACACCGCGTGACTCCATCAATTGAACAATTGAATCATTCATTTGCATGAGCTCTGCTTTTTTTCTTTTAACTTGATCCTCTAAAGCGAGTATATCGCTTTCAATTTTTAAAAATCTATTTGATGCTTCAGACACATCTTTTACTTCTGAAATATCAACCGATTTTTTTTCTTCTTCAGGTAAATAATTTGTAAAATCAACTTTCTCTGTCATAGTTATTCCTTTCATTTAAGTCTATCTGTATAGGATAATATGTATATGTTCGGCGATCGTATTTTAATACTTTATATTTTCCAAGATTATTATTAGCTGCAACGGAGCATGCTAATCCAATCATAGATGGATCACCTATTAATAATAAATAATCGTTGTCACAAAAATCTTTTAAAATTATTTTTGCTTTACGGATTGCTGGTCCAGGAGACAACATTATTTGTTTTCCTTCCTCAAACATGGGAACTAATTCCCCAAATTTTTGAGCAGAGATAACATTAAATTTAGATACCTCTTGGATAACGTACACTTTTCCTTTGTTTTCTATGTCTTTCATCTTTCTAAGGCATTCTATATTATTTTTATTTTAATAATACAATAAAAATGTTAAGAAAACTTAAGTTTAAGAATTTAAGAAAGTATGGATAAGTATAATTATAGTTTTAAAACAAAGCCTTACGACCATCAATTAGCAAGTATGGGGGCTATTCTTAATCATTTTAAGAAAGGTGAAAAAGAATTTGCTCTTCTTATGGAAATGGGTTGTGGAAAAACTAAGGTTTTAATTGATGCTTCCTCTTATCTTTATGACAATGGTTTTATATTTGGAATTCTTGTTATTTGTCCAAATGGTGTCAAAGGAACCTGGGTAAATGAAATTGAAACCCACATGGCGGATCATGTGGATCGCAATGTGGTAGTATGGACTGGTCAAAAAACAAAAAAACATGAAGAAGAATTAAATACTTTATTTATTACAGAGCCCGCAAAAGTTCATCTTAATATTTTAATTATGAATGTAGATGCATTTGCTACTGAACGCGGAAAAAAATTTGCAGATAGATTTCTGATGACACGCCAATCCCTTATGGCTGTTGATGAAAGCACGGTCATTAAAAACCCAAGCGCGCTTCGCACTAAAGCAATTACTAAATTAGGTGTTTTAGCGCGTTACCGTGTTATTATGACAGGGTCTCCCATTACAAATTCCCCTGAAGATCTGTACTCTCAATGTAATTTTTTAAATCATGAGTTACTAGGTTTTAGTTCAATATACACTTTTAGGGCTCGTCATTGTCAAATGCAGCGATTATCCTTTGGTGGAAGATCTTTTAATAAAGTAACAGGATATAAAAACTTAAACGAATTAAATTATAAATTACAAAAATTTTCTTACAGAGTACTTAAAAAAGATGCTCTTGATCTACCTCCTCAAATATGGATGAAAAGAGTAGTACCCATGACAACCGAACAACTTGACGCATATATGCAAATGAAACGAACTGCATTAGTGCAGCTCAAGACAGAAACATTGACGACTACGTCAGTGCTCGCCCAGATGATAAGGCTACACCAAATTGTTTGTGGTCATATGGCAACCGATGATGGTAAAGTATTGTCATTGCCAAATAATCGTATCAAAGAATTACTGGCTATTCTAGAAGAGCATGGTGGTAAAGCGATTATCTGGGCGAATTATAGACATGATATTAAAGAAATCGAAAAAACATTACAAAAAAAATTTGGACCTAAATCAGTAGTAACATTTTATGGAGATACTCCTCAGAGTATAAGACAAGAACATATTACAAATTTTCAAGAAGATAGTGTTACTAAATACTTTATTGGCCAACCTATGACAGGTGGAAGAGGAATTACATTAACTGCAGCTCATTTATCTATTTTTTATTCAAACAATTATGATTTAGAAATAAGGGAGCAAGCAGAAGCAAGAAATCATCGTATTGGAACTTCTTCTAAGGTTACTTACATTGATCTTATTTCAGAGGGAACTGTTGATGAAAAAATAATTTATGCATTACGAAACAAAATAAACTTAGCTACATCGGTGTTAGCTGAGGATATTCGTAAATGGTTAGTATAAGGAGAAAATATGATTGGTAAAATTTCATGGGAATTAAATTCTATTAAAGATGAAATGAAAATAATAAAAGTTGATTTTTTAGCATGGCCTAAGTCAAGTAGGCCAGAGCACATACAAGAAATAGTTGAGTTTTATAAGATAGGAAAATCGATAAGTGTTACAGAATTCTGTGAAAATCCACGGTATAACGAAGTAATGTGTACGGTAATAAGTTTTGATCCCTTGAACAATACTCAAAATGTTATTAATATATAATTAAAAAAGGAGAAATTATGATATTTTGGCACATTGTAGCTATAGCCACAATTTTTATATTAGGTTATTTTTTTGGTCGTTGGACTATTAAAGATTATTATGAAGTTAAATATGAAGAACTTAAAGAAATGTATAAACAAAAAGAAAGAGATGTGGAATGCCAAGCAAGAATGCAATGATTTGTACTCATTGTAATGGTAATGGATTTTTACAATTATCTTTTGAGGCTGAAAAAAGTATTAAACAATGTTGGGTTTGTAAGTCTCAAGGAGAAGTTAGGGATAACAAACATTTTATCCAAACCTGGCAAGAGGGTAACGGTGGCAGTGCATACTATTACGGGCCATTGCTTGACCCAAAACTATTCAAAGAATATAAAATCCATCAACCAAAAGAAATAAAACATAAATAATAGACATGTTATTACTTGGGTAAGATAATTAAACGTGTAAGATATATGGATGATTAAAATTTGGTTATTAGTTATGTTTTTATCTATGCCTAACCAACCATCAGTTAAGTATAGTGCTGCTGTTTATTCTACTGAGGATCAATGTATGACAGCACTTGATGGTTATATAAGGATATATGAAAGTAAACCGGAGTCTTATAAGAGAGGGTTGGTAACAGAAGCTTTCTGTCTTCCCTTTAATGCTTTTCCCATTCCCGGTTTAAATCAGATAAGTGCTTAAAACACTTTTGATATGTGCTGCTATCATAATAAGTTGTTGTATGTGGAGATACTATTCTCCATACCAAACATTTATGCGTGATTGTCAATACAATGAGTTTTTAGAAGGACCATTGAGTGATAAATATTGTACCTGGTTATATAGAGAATTATTAAAAAAAGACTCATGGTTGAGGGAAATACTAGATTAATTATTGTTTAATTTAAAAAAATTACTTATAATTCGCTAAAATTTAAAAAAAGGCAAAGGTTATGTTATTACCTAATAGTCCTATACGAAAAATACATGAATGCCCAAAATGTGGTGATGTGTCTTTAAAATTCTACGATCCTACTCATGATACTGTTATATCTAAAGAAGATTGGCAACATGTTTTGGTAGAAGGAAAAGAAGCTTTAGAAAAACTTCTAAAGCCTCTCAAAGAAGATCCTAAGTTTTTTATTGATTAGTAACTCACACGAGGAGAAGGATTTTTAGATAGTTCCTTCCACTTGTTGCTTTCTTCTTCCACAATTTTTTCTAACTGCATTGGTTTAGATAACTTTGATTTTTTACAAAGTTTATCAAGCAACTTTCGTGTTTTTGCTGTGATCATTTGATTGTAGTGTGTTTGATTTTTCATTTTCTTTTTTCCTTATGTTAAAACATCTAATACATAAATGATCAGATGTGTCTTTTTTTTGCATCATCATTTGATGATGATACGAACGATTGCACCGGGTACATTCGTGAAATTTTTCGTAAGGATCATACATCATGGTACATGCCTCATCATTTCTTGCAACTTGTGAAAATAAATTAACCGAAATTCAAAATCATTAGCGGTTAACATTGCATTCATCAACCATCCAACTCTATTCCAATATAATGTTTCCGTCATTGGAATAGGAATGTAGTCGCTTTTTTTAATTACTATGCACACTTATGCGTCCTTATGATAATTCTTTATCATCTCATCTATTTTCCATTGATCACGATCATACTCTTTATCACTTACATGAGATGTTAAAACTGATTGAAGCACCGAGCCACGCGAACCGTGTTTCGATGAAATTTTTCTAATGCAATCCTTAAACTTAATATCACTTCCAAAATTAAGTGAAAGCTGCACAGGTCTAGGTTTGTTAAATCTTTCTAAAAATTTTTTAAGCATTTCTTTCTCCTTTTCTTTCTATAGTATTTTATTACATTATATTCACTAAAGTGTCAATAATGGCTGATTTCTGGGCTATTTCCACTCCTTATTTTCTTCATAATTCATTTCTTCATCATACTTTACTAGGTCCAGGTACTTTTTAATAATGTTCCAATGTTGCTTGCTTGGATAAGAAAAATATTTTGTGTGCCTAAACCAATGTTCAACTGTAGTGTAATCAATGCCTGTTACTTCACTTAATTTTTTTGCATTGGTTTGTGAACGAAGATAAGTAACAAATTCTTCTTGTGCCGGGAGACGCGGTCTATGGACCATTTCATCTTGTAATAATTCTTTTACCCTACCTGGATCCTTACTTAATATTTCCTTAAACACTTGTATGGATAAAGTTTCTTGTACTTTATGATTAGAAGATCTTGTCTTCTTCCCCATAACTAACCGAGCTGCATAACGTTCTGCATTCTCCGAAGAATCAATTGCTGTCGGTGTCCTCCACATTTTTCTTTTCTTCATCTAATGCCACAGCAACATCCAAAGGCTTATGAATGTTAACCCCTTTCTTTTTCCATTTTTCTTTTCGTCTTCTATATCCATCTAAATTTTTAACATCACCTCTCTGTCCATCCGTTGATGTAGGTGTTGGCCACATTTTAGATTGAACTGCTCTGCTTAAAGTTATTTTACCTTCTTTAATTCTTTTTCTTGCTATCTTTTCTGTTGAAGATAAATGAGCATCACCTTTCATTGGTGTTGGCCACATTTTCTTTTCTTCTTCTTGAACTTTTGTTCCAAGTGTATGACCTCTTGTCCCTCTTTCTACCGAGGGGGGAACACTATATCCATCTTTCCAATCTCGAGATCTTGGTGTTGGCCAATTTTTTCTTTTCTCTATTTCCCGGTGTTGAACAGCATCTTCTAAAGTATTTGTTAGAGGATTTCTACCTGTCTTCGCCATCGTTTCTGGAAGTCTCGGACAAGAATGACTTCTCGCCATCGGTGTCGGCCATGTAAGATTGGATGATGCTGAGTCCAATGTAATAGGGAACGGAGGGGACCAGGCTGTTTCCGAGACTTTTAAGTCTGTCCACCCGCTTGGGTATCCCATGAGCCACTCGACCCACGTTGGGTTCAATGTCCCACCACCCGTCCCACGGACGTCGGGATGATTGCCCAACATTTTCTGCATTTTCCCGGTCGGCCTCCCCGCCGCATCTTCGTTCGCTGTCGGTGTTGGCCATTTCTTCGGTTGTATTCTCTCCTCTTTCACTTGGTCCTGAAGTCTGATTTGTATTTGTTGTCCGCTTGGTCTTCTCAAATGACCCTCGTCCAATGCTTTCTTTATGCCTGGAAGGTTCGATCCCCCCTTCATGTTGTCTGGTGTCCTCCACATGTTCCAGTTCGGCAGCTGACCCTTGTTCGGTGAAAATTTTATTTGTTCCGTCAATGAACCTGGAGGAACTGTTTTTCTCCCTGTCGCTAATCTCTTTTTCATTTTCTTTTCGAGTGCTTCTTGACTCCTTTCCTTGATCCCTACTGCTGTTGGTGTTTGCCACAATCCAGACTCTTTCTCTTTGATGGTTTGCACCGACGCTCGAAGCTGAAATACTAAACGTGCGTGCGGAGTAACCTTCACTTTCCAAGTTCTCAAGTACGGTGTCGAGACCGAGTTTAATATGTCCACTAACGTTTTCTCCAATAACCCAAGACGGCCTGAGCTCTTTGATAATTCTAAAATACTCTGGCCAGAGGTGTCTCGGATCTTCTTCACCTTTTTTTCTACCTGCGACGCTGAAAGGTTGGCAAGGGTATCCTCCTGTAATAATGTCAATTTTTTTATTTTTGGAAATAATTCCGTCTGCTTTAAGTTTGTCATAAGTCAACTCCTTAATATCCGTGTACCGTGGAACGCCGGGAAACCTTTTCTCCAGGATTTCTAAACAATACTTTTCTATGTCGCAAAATGCAACAGTTTTAAAGGACCCGGTAGCCTCTAATCCTAAACTAAATCCACCTATTCCTGAAAACAAATCCAAATGTCTTAATCTCATTCTTTCTCCTTTTAAAATAACTTCATTTCATTTTTGAAATAACACATTTTAAACTTTTTCAAAAATAAAAAAAATCAAAACATTCAAAAATGCTTTAGCCCTTATATACTTTTAGAACCAAAAGTGCTTTTATAATAAGATCTAAAATTTAAAAAAAATAAAAAAATTTTTTAGAACAAAGCAAGAACAATTGGAAATTTGGCCAAATTTTAGAAAAAAATAAAAAAAATCATGGAAAACCTTCATTTTAGGGTTTTCTTGAAGGGTGTATATATAATAGGTGTTGAAGGGCTATATTATATAATATAATAAAACCTTATATTTAACCATGTAAGAAAGGAAAAATTAAAAATGTTGGAAATAATACAAAATCAATATCCCACTATAAATGTGAATGGTTTTAAAATTGTTCAAAATAAAAAAAGTTTTTTTGTATATGAAAAATACAAAAATGAAGAAATTTTAAAAAAAGAATTTAGTAAAAAAAATTATTCATTCAAAATAGTTTTGAATTGGGTAGAAAATATAGGGGCTAATTAGTAGCCCCTATTTAATTTTAAAAAAGAAAGAAAAAAAATGAATATAGAAAAAATAAGAGAAAAATTAGATAGCATATTAGAAGAAACTTATTCTTTAAGAGCAATAGTTGATAGATCTAAATTTCATCAAGAAGAAAAGGAAACATTAGATGAAAAAATAAGTTATCTTAATAGAAAAAACATTAATCTTAATTTACCTAAAAAAATAAAAAGGCATTCTGATTTTGATATTTTATTATCTGAACTTTTTATAAATGGAATTGAAAACTTTCATCCAGAAGATGACTTTTCACAAGATTATGATCATATTGAAGAAGAAGAAGGAAAGGAAATAAATAAACTTTTTTTACAAGCTTATGACATTTTGGGGGATAATTATCTCTATAAAAGATTAAGTAAATTCCGTGAAAAATTTATTGATCTAAAATATATTTATAAGGTCGAATGGCTAGAGGGTTATGATAAGAACAAAGATCAAACCCCAAAGATTGAATATAAATCTTTGCATGAGATGAGGGGTTGGAATAATGAAGCCTATTTTGGGGAAGATTGGGTTGATCAATTTAAATCTATGAAAGTTGGAATTCCTAACACTATTTATGTAGTTGCGGAAAAGATAAGATATACAAGAATAAACTAACAGAAAGGAAGAAAGAAAATGAAAGATGTAAATTTAAGAAATTTAAAAGTTAATGAGATTATAAAATTTCATGATTATAATTTTATTATTTATAACGATTATATTGATTTAAATGGAATGCTAGGAAAAGTAAAAAGCATTCATGAAAATAAAAAATATGATCATTATCAAATTGAAATTGAATTAATAGATAAAAAATATTCTGATGATTTAGAAGAATGGAATAATTGTCTTTGGTTCACAATTCCAGAAAATGAATATAATGTTAAATTTACAGTATTAAACAGAAAGGAAGAAGAGAAATGAAAAAATTAAAATTTAAAAAAACAAGTGGAAATTTGTTAAATTATGACATGAATGCAAAAACAGTAAAGGGGCAAAAGAAAGGATATAAAACAGCAATTTTATATTTAGCCCCTTCAAATCAATCTGGTTTTAATGTTTGTTCTATGGCTTCAGAAGGTTGTAAAGAAGCTTGTTTATATAAAAGCGGAATGGGAATTTTTTCCAATGTGCAAGAAGGAAGAATAAATAAAACTAGGTGGTATATTCAAGAAAGAAAAACTTTTTTAGAAAAATTAATGAAGGAAATAGATAAATTTATTATTAAAACTAAAAAAGAAAATTTTAAACCTTGTATTAGATTAAATGGAACTAGTGACATAGATTGGCATAATCATAAAATTTATGATTTATTTTCTAATTGTATTTTTTATGATTATACAAAAAAAATTAAAACAGCCTTAAAATATGTCAATGGCCAATTACCTAGTAATTATTATATTACTTATTCATTGAATGAAGATAACAGAAAGGAAGCATTTAAAATTTTAAAAATGGGGGGAAATATTTCCGCCGTTTTTAGAGATGATTTACCAAAAAAATACAAAGGTTATAAAGTCATCAATGGGGATGAAACAGATCTGAGGTTTTTAGATCCTAAAAATTGTATTGTAGGGCTAAAAGCAAAAGGAAAAGCAAAAAAAGATTATTCTGGTTTTGTTTTAGATACAAAAACATCTAGAGGGAATTTAACTCTAGGAAATGTAAACACACTTTAAATAAGAAAGGAAAAATAAAATGATTGATACTAATATACGAATAGATGTCATTGCTACTTATGATAATATTATTAATAAAAAAAAATGTAGCCACTTTGATCAAGATTGGTTTGAGTGTGGAATATCTCAGAAAGCTTTGAAAAGTGAAAAAACTTTAATTAATTATATAAAAAAACAGTTGAGGAATAAAAAAGATTTAGTGAAAATTTCTCTTTGTTTTATTTGTTCAAAAG